GTGGATTGGAGCTTGTATGTAGTCATGGTTTGTGTGTGTTCGGTTTTCATGGTTTTGCGGCTTTGCGTTTGAATGCGCGAAACTCTGACGGGGAATGAACTCTGGCGGGCTTGTTTGGGTTGTTGCCCGCCGAGCTTGAAGAGAAGCCATGCATATTAACAAAGGCGCATTGCGCGAATCGCAACGCCTGAACCCGGCTGGACTTGTATCCTGACCAATGGCAGCCATTGCCGGACGTCAGAAAGCCATCGCTCCAGCAGGGCGTGGAACCGATATGCATGACGACGTCCACATGACCATTTATTCCTGAGACATCAATGGTCAGGGTTGCTCCGTAAAGCTTACGGACGAAGTGGTAATTGAAGTTGCTCATATATTCGTGTGTGTGTGTGTTTGTTTGTTGTTTGTTCTGCGGTGAACCCCGCGCCCCGCCCCCCATCGCTGAGGGGCAGGCCGCGAATTTCAGTTGCTGGAAGAACCACGATGGAGCCGATAGCGGCGATTGGATTCCAATTCTTCGCAAGTAAAACATACTCCACGCTCGCACTCATGGTTTGACAATGGCTCTCCACATTGAGAGCAATCAGGGTTTTTCAGATACGCGCAATGGGACTTCCCGGCGCAGCCACAATCACAATTCGAATTTGGATTTATCATAACAAGCCAGAATCTAAACGAGGTTGTCAATTGAAGCAACAAGCATTTTGATATCAGGACGGAGCTTGCAAAGGGGAAGGATTCTCAGAGGATAGCGGGCATGATTCGACCACAAGCTTTCACTCCCGCAAACGCTCGCGAAATGCAAAGACGTTCAGCGGAGTCGCGAGCGCGAGCGAAGGCCGCCGGACTAGCAGCCGTGGAGGCTTTACGCAAGGTCACGCCGCAAAGCGAAAGATTGGCCCGACAGATAGAGAGGATTGAAAGGCTGATTGATGAAACGGACGATGCGGTGGAGTTGCAGAGGCTGACGTCGGCCCACAGCAAACTCTTCTCCGCTTGGCAAGTCCTCACCGAAACGCCCAATCCGGGCAACCGCAAGGCCAAGTCCACCCGTGGAGCATTCAACCCCATTCAGCCCATCCGGCCCACAGGATCAGACGCCAACCCGCAACCAGTTGCCAGAGAAGACGTTGCGAATTAGGTGCAGACAATGTTGGTTAGATTCACTCGTTGATTTTCAGACACTTAGGAAGAATCCCGGCAATCCCCGGACCATTTGACCAGCCCTCCCCTCCCCCCCCTTCTTTGATTGCTGCTGAACCAGACCCGTCCCCACACCACCCACCCCCACCACCCGCCGCTCGCGGGCGGATGCGTGTATGAGTCCCCCCATTTTTTAGATCCTCCCTAAACGATTCTTTGGCGTGTTTACGTTTTGAAAAAAAAATATCCCAAAATTTTTGAAACTTGGCCGAACGCTAGGACAGGAAGTCTGAACCTCCTAAAATGCCCTATAAACGATTTTGATTAGCTAAACCCTGTCTTGATGTGCAAATGCTATAAAAACGGCTTAAAAGTGGCAAAGATCTTCAAGGCGAGAGTTTGTGTTTTGGTTCCAGATTGGGTTAAGTCATGTTCTGGTAAGTGTCTTCAAGCAACTGCATTTTGTCTTATCGGCATTATGAAACTTTCTTACAGTTCTGATTGTGCTGAAATTCCCCAATGAAATCGCTATTGTAACATTGACATTGTTACCTGTAACAAAAGTGTAACGCAAATTCATGGTGTTATATATGAATTACTGATTACTTAAACTATGAGGGGAGTGCAGAGGGGAGAATGTTTTTGCTGGCGATCTTTCTTGGCTATTTCCAAAAATAGTTACATGAAACGCTTGACCGTTACATGGCTTGTTGATAGCGTCTCCGAAATCGGAATCGAAACGCATCCGAAGAGTCAACGCAAACAGCCGCCCGCAATCAAAGTTATGAACAAAGTCAGCATCGCTTCAAGCGACCAAAGTCACAGCAAAATCTGCCCCGGTGATCTTTTCATCGATTCAGGGGAGCAAACGATTTACATCCTCTGTCAAATTGCATCAACCCCACGCTCTTTCGCTTGTTTTTCGCTTGAGTCAGGTTGCGGGTGGGATCATCCCAAGGAGACGATATTCGATGCAGTTGAGGGGCTTATGTTTTTTGCCCACAACGCAAAGATCAGCGTTGACCAACTGTCGCCAGAAAGCGAGGCGCAATGATCATTCCGGTCATCATCATTTTTTTATCGCTTGCCCTAGTGTTCACCGGGTTAGTCATCGTCGGCAGATGGGCAGTCGGAGACGAGAAGCCGATTGAGCCGATGAGCGATCATCCGAGGTGCGATTGCGGACGGCCCGGAATCTTGTTTGGCGACAGGTACGGAGATCGCCATTACATGTGTGAGAAATGCTGGAAAGAAACCCATAAAGACAAGCCGATTGCTGCTGACAAACATTCAAATTCAGAAGACCAATGAGCCAACTGTATTCTCGCGTTTTTCTAACCATACTGGACTCCTCAATCGCTGAGGATTTCACGATGCGCCATGTGTTTGAAGATCTCCTTAAACTTGCCGACTACAAGACTGGCATCGTGGATGTAACCCGTCAGGCATTGAGCCGAAAACTGAACATACCCATCGATGTCTTGAATCGGGAGCTGGAGAAACTGGAGTCCCCAGATCCAGCCTCGCGAGATCCTGACCACGATGGTCGTCGCATTGAACGGCTGGATGAACATCGCGACTGGGGCTGGAGAATACTCAACTGGCAGAAATACGACGCCATCAAAAGCAGGGCTCAGACTGCTATCCGGGTATCCAAGCATCGCGAATCAAACCCGGAGATCGACGCAATCTACCAAGCCTATCCGCGCCATGTCGGAAAGCCAGCTGCCGTGCCCAAGATACGCAAGGCAATCGACGATGTTGGATTTGACCAGCTTTTGAAGGCTACCAAGGAATACGCTGAAGCGCGGCGTTATGAGGATCAGGAGTTTACACCCCATCCCGCAACATGGTTTGGACAGCAACGATACAAAGACAACCCTAAAACTTGGAAAAATGGAATCAATCAATCAACTGGTAGGCAAAGCGTTGACCGCTCAATTGGAACAGCCAACGAAGGTGCCGCAGATCAATATTCAAAAGTGGTCTGAATGGCTTGGGATAGAAACATTTGACGATCCTGAGCTGATCAAAATGGTGGAGGCTTGCGGAAGGTTCTGCATGGCGGTCAAGTACCAGCAGTCACCAAGATGGATCTCAATGCTGGGCGTTACCGGGGTTGGAAAGACGCATTCGGCAAACCGCATGTGGAACTGGGCGGAGCCCCGGTTTAATTGGAGCAAGTGCCAATACATTCACAGCAAGATCTATTGGCCAGCATTCATATCCGGTCTTAAATCGAATCAAAATTACGACATGCTTTCCGAGATGTGGAGCTGGCCTATGCTTTTTTTGGACGATATAGGCGCGGAGCGTGACACATCTGGTTTTGCCGCCGAACAGCTTAACACCCTTTTGGGCCAGCGAGTCGGGAAGTGGACGATAATAACATCGAACCTGATGGTTGGGCAAATTGCGAACATAGACCCCAGAATGGCTGATCGAATCATCCGGGAACCCGGAAACGAATTTGTGCAGATCAAAACCAAGTCATACGCATTGAGGCAGAAAACATGATGACCCCGGATGAAATCGAAACGGAATTTGCATACAGGCTGCAAGAACGTCTTGGGGTTTTGTGCGGCGATCAGAATCCGACAAAAGAACAATTTGAAATAGCATTAAAAGAGGCTGTTGAAGCCGTAACCAAACTAGAAAATGATACTAATAAAACTGGACTGTTCTAAAATCGACAAGGCGCGTTTGTTCAAAGGCAAGAAAGGCACTTATGCAGATCTTGTGCTGATTGAGTATAAGGACGGTCCAAAATTCAACAACGACGGCTTTGTGAAACAGAGCGCGGAAAAAGGGGTTGAGATGCCGATCATAGGCTCTTGGCGAAAAGTCGTTAAGGTTGCCCCGCAAAAAATCGTGCCGGAAGAAGGCGGTGAAACCGTCCCGTTTTAGCAATTAGCCAGCGAATTTTCATGGCACAAAAATTCAAATCAAAATCGAAAGAGCAGCTTGTAAATTCGCTTCGTTGCGTCAACGCAAAGCTCAATTCAGACAACGCCATTTTGAAATCGGAGCTTAATCGACAGATCAAGCGAAACGCCGAATTGCAGCATTGCATTCATGCCATTTCCAAGATCTCAGAATCGATCCATCTTTAATCATGGCACAAATCAAATCCGGCATATCAACAGCGGCAAAGCTTGCGGCTTTTAGGGAGGAATGCAGAAAGTATTACAGCCATCTTCGCAGCCCGCACGACACAAAAACCAGAATGGATCCGAACCCCCAGTTGTTTAATGGATACGCCATGGAAATGGCTCGCAGAATCAAAGAAGAGGAAAAACTGAATCACGAAAAATTGTTGTCTAAACAAAAATGAAAATATCCAAAGTCAAAAAGCTGATGGCCCTGTACATGGAGTTTGCAGAGGCTGAAGAGGACAAGAACTCAATCAGGCGGATCAACGACACCGTTGACGCCCTTGAGATGTGCATCGACCTTCACGACCAGCTTGAGTCGGTCAAGCAATCAAAGGAGATCTGCATCCCGGAAAAGTTTGCCGACGAGGAAATGCTGAAAATGGACGGGTACGACGATTGCATTGCCGGGGTCGTTGAGCAGTTTGGCCGCGCGCCGATTGTCTGTTACGATACCCAAAAGGTGCTCTGCAAGCTTGAGCAGGACGGCATGACCCCGGAGGAGGCGGAGGAGTTCTGGTCGTTCAACCAAATCGGGGCTTGGGTGGGAGAATCAACTCCGTGCTTTATTACAAAATGCCTACCGAAACAGGACTAATGGTCGATTCCATCAAGGTGAGCATGAGCATCGCGAAGTGGGAGGGTTACGTTCGCCAGCAGGCTCACTCGCACAATGGCACAAGGCGATTTTTTGAAGACGAGAACACCGAGGACATAATCGGAGTCACGGCGGAGATTGCTTTTGGAAAGTGGTCCGGTCTGGAGCCGGATCTTGAGGTGAGGCCAAATGGTGACGGATGCAAGGATTTTTTGATTAAGGTAAATGGGCGAAAAATCTCCATCGACATAAAAGCTGCCAGAAAAGCGTTTAACCTTTTGCTCAAGCAAAAAGACGGATTGAGATCCGCTGACATACTCGTTTTGGCTAAGGTGGATGGAGATCTTGTTTCGTTTTTGGGCTGGGAACACAAATCGATGATGCTTGTTTCCCCGGTGAAAGATTTTGGGTATGGGATCCTCAACCACTATCGGTCAAAGGATGATCTTAGGCCAATGCGTCAACTGCTGGACCTTATAAAACGAAGAGAAAACCAATGACAAAATTCACCGAAGAGTGGGTAAGGCAACAGAACCTAAAGCGGATCAATCAGAAATCCGATATTGTTGAGAGAACAATCGCCTCAATCCCCAACGAAAACCCAGTCAAGGCCAGCATTTGCATTCAGTCCATAATGGATTCCATTGGGGATATAAATGCCCCACAAAAACTATGCTTGGTTTTGGCGGGTCAGGTTAGAGGCGGGAAAAACAATATCACCGTAACCAGAACCGGAAAAAGAATACCAAATGCAAAATGGGCCAAATGGAGAGACGAGCAGGTTAAGCTGGTTAAGTCACAATTGCCAAAGGGATTCAAAACAATCACCGTCGATACGTCCATCACTCTGGATTATGCCGCAGGAGACAGGAGAAGGAGAGACATGCCAGCTATAATAGATTCTGTTTTTCATGTCCTTGAAAAGGCTGGCGTCGTAAGTGATGACACTTTGCTTTGGGTTACGGGTTCATCAAGGACTTACTCGAAAGAGTCTCCCTGTTGCGAGATCTTGTTTCACTAAACCGACTGAAGCGTTCTGGACTTCAGCAATTTTCGCGAAGACTCCTCAGCTTTTAACATCCAAGAAGGCTTTTTCTTTTGTGTTGTTGCTGCGGTGTCTCCAATTGCGGATATCTTGAATCCAAGTCTTCGCGCCATTTCGATTCCTATTGCAAGATTGTCCATCAAGTCAGGGCTTTTGTATGGCGGGCGAGTTTTCATCTCGTCTTTTGGCTCTACCTCAATCTTGTTGTGGCGATTCTTTGTAAACTTTCTGAGGCATCCTTCAGCAATCGTCTCAGGGTCCACCTCCCGAACCTGTTTTGCCCCAATTGCCTCGCGGACACTGAACCACATCTCAGTGACAAACTTGGTGTAATGCTCGTCGCACCGTTTGAGACGTTTTGTTACCTGCCCAGTTGCCGTGTTGACCTCTTCAACAAAGAGATCAAAGCGAACCGGACGCGCAGTTGGCTGCATTCCAGAGTCGATTGGTACCGGGCAGTTTTTCCCAAGGATCTTTGAAAATGAATAGGCCAATGTTCCTCGACCAAACGAATCGAACCCGCAGTTTTGAGGGGGGATTCCCAAAGTTTCTAGTCGTTTTGTGACGTAAGCGGCAATCTGATCCTCAGCTTCTATGCCCACGTTGAGCTTGATTGGAATTATCTCAGGAATACCAGCACAGATGATCTGGTTTCCATCGGCAGACTTGCCAAATCTCAGCTCGCGACCAACGCAACGATCACCCAAGCCGTAAGCAGGATCCAAGGCGTATATTTTTGTTATGCTTGAATCAAACCACACCGCTTCATCAGAGGCTCCGTTTTGTTTGCAGAAATCGCGAGTCAGAACACGCCAGATATCCATTCCCCGCACAGGCTTGCCTATTCCCTGAGAATGATACTCCCAAGAATCTGTTCCGCGAGTGGACGCAATGCCATCCAGCTTCTTCCGGCTGATCAAATATTTGTAGCGAGGTTTGCCTTCTGAGTCTGGGGGAAAATCAAAGTTGGGAGAATCGCGACCATCAAGGGCAACCACTTGCGCTCCGTAGAATTTGGATTTCCAAGTCTGAGTCCTGCCTTCGTCTTTCCATTCTGACCACCCGCATTCAGGCTCAGATGCGACCCCAAGCGGGTCGTCGATTTCCATAAAGTTTCCCGTCATGCATCCCTTGAAGTTTTCCTTTCCATACCAGTTGGAATAAGCATTCAAAAACGCATTGGACATCATCGGAACCTCGTCTCCGAAGTGCCGCAGCCGGGGAGCCTTGATGCCGATGTAGGGACCAAGACCGGACACCGTTCCGCCAGATTTACATGGAACCACAATCAATCCACGGCGAAGTGAGCGGGCAGAATCTTCTTCAATTGAGTCTGTGCTGATACACTTGATGTAATCCAGCGGGTTGCCAGCAAGCCAAGGGTGCAGCTCGCGGGCCATGTTGAATAGGTCTTTTATTGAACCCCAACAACGAAGCTCAGATCCGCGCCCCTCAGTGGTTGATACGAGCCAAAGCGTTTCGTGCGGAGCGGACCAGTAGTCGATCAGGCAGATCTTGCTGAAAGTCCAAGTTTTCCCGGAATCGCCGCAGCCCATCACTATGCTGATTTCGTTTTCACAAAAAGTTTTCAGCAGCAAATCTGTCCAGCGGTGATGATCGTCGTTTGGCCAGCAAAGTTTCATGGCAGTCTTCATGTGATGAAAAAGCCCCATCCCATAAAGCTTGCCGTTCATTTTGTAGTGCCCTCCAGCCCGAATGAAGAACAGCTCAACATTTAACTGGGTGGCTTCTGCCGGCCAGCTGATTCCGTAACCTTCCAAATTTGGCATTAGTAATTTCTGCTTGAAAATATGGTCAAAGTCGAGGACTGTCGAGTCAGCAACAAAATACTATGAGTGCCACTTTAGACTGCAATTGTTCCTGCCCGACCCCAGTTGTCACCACTGTCCCCGGAACCGAAGGGGCAACCGGGGAGGCTGGCTCTAATGGAGTGTCTGCGGTTGCCACCACATCTGGCGTATCCGCCCCGCCCTCATTCAACAAGCCGCAAACTGGAATTTTGGTGAACGTGGATTCGTCTGCTGGTTTTTACATTGGGGAGTACGTCACAGCCCAAGATGTTGACGGGTCTGAACCCGGTTTTTTTCAAGTGGATGACATACCGTCTTCCACCTCTCTATCCCTCACATACCTCGACATCACTAACAACGCCAACGGAGTTGGTATTTCAGCCGGAAAGCTGATCTCTCCAAGCGGCCCGCAGTATTTCCCCGGAACGCTTCCAAATTCATTTACGGACCAGTCAACCGGAACGGTGAGCGATTCAATTCAAGCTGGGGCTGGGGTGTTCACTTTGTCTATACCGATTGTCATGTCGCACGTTGCCGCAGCGGGAGACATTCTCACGACTTACACTCCGGGGTATAAGTTCAAAATTCTGAAAGTGGACGCTGTGGTTTCGGATCCGGCGACCCCTGCATCAAAAGCGTTTGACGTAAACCTTGAGATCGACACCACAAATTTGACAGGAGGAGTTATCCAGCTGACTTCGGCAAATTGCAGCACTCAAGGAACCGTGATTCCGGGAACCCCAATCGGCCCAAACAACGTGGGCACTGCGCTCCAAAGTTTTTCAGTCGAGGCATCAAACGTCGTGAAGTTTGATTCAGGGCAAGTTTCACTCTTGATAAAGATCCAGAACATGGACACGGCAGACGCAATCGCATCGCTGGCTGCTCACATTGGAAGCAATGCACTTGGGAACAGCCTGATAAACGCCCTTTCCTGAAGTGGCTACCTTAAAACAAGGCACTGAGCTTTTCGACAGAATCAGCTCATTTGAGGGCGGCATGAACGCCGGGGTTCAGCCCCGATTGCTCCAAAGAAACCAGCTTGCGTTTGCCTTGAACGCAACGGTCAGGCAGGGCTTCATTCAAAACCGCCCGCCGTTTTACAAGCAGATCAACATCGCTTGGCCCAGTCCGTCTGTTCAGGAGTCGGTTGAGCAGGGCGTTTTTCAGGGTGCCTGCTACTACAAGCCGGACTCCGGCCCTCAAGCCTTGATAGCTTCGATCTCAGGAAGGCTTTACAGATTTGATGTTCAGGGAAGCGCAATCACCGTTTCAGACATTACCATAGATGGAGACCCAAACCCGGCAGACAGGTCTCAGGCTTGGCTTTGGCAGGCTGACAAGTGGGTGATTGTTAACGACGGAATAAGCCTCCCTATATTTTACGACGGATCAACGACGCGCAGGAGCAGGGGCGCAAGCGTACAATTGGCGTCAGCAACCCCGCAGCAGCCAACAGTGCCAGATATTGGGTCTTCGTTGCTTGTAGCAACTGCGGTTACATATACAGCGGGGTACGACTTTCCGGTTCTATTCAACGGTGAATATTATCAGCCGATCAAGAACGATGGCAGCTACGACGTTTCGCTCACAAACATTTCCGACAACACGGCAACTCAATACCCAAAAGGAACTCAAATTGTAATTCAGCCGTCTGTTGCTGCGGTTGTTGGAGCAAGTGTTGAGCAAAGCACACTTGTCGTTGGCCCGGAATTGTCATTTGAGGCTGGAACATTTCCTCTTACTCTGGAAATGACTTACCCAAGGAGCATTGGGATTGGAACCGTTCTTTCAATTGCAAGCGAGCCCACCGATAGCTCTGGAAGGGTTTTCAACAGCATACTTTCGTCATGGAGGGTTGTTGGAGTTTCTGGGACCACGCTTCAGTTAACAAATGCATTTAGGGGGTCCGTAAGGACCGGATATAGGTTTGGGTACCGATTCTCTTACGGAACTCAGATCAAAATTTACGGATCAACTGCTCCAAACATTGTGGCCGGAGGATTGACGCAAGACACGCAATTGGGCATTGGTTCCACGCAGGACGTTGAGCTTGACCGAGCCTATTCCGGAAAAAGCAACCAGATGTGTTTTATCAATGGGCGCGAATACAACATCACGCCTTTGACGTTTGCATCTGGAGGAACCCTGCTTAGGTTAGTCAACCTTTCAGACGCTTCCGGGGCATCGTATCCAACCGCAGGATCTCCGACTCCGACACGGATTGCCCTTCCTATGCTGTCCGTTCCAGAACTTCCGGCAGGACGCATGGGATGTTATGCGATGGGGCAGAACTGGATGTCCCTTGTCGATGGCGTTTCGTTTATCGTCTCTGACGCATCTCGCGGACCATCCGGAACTCAAGCCAACGACTACCGTGACGCAATCCTCAAAGTTGTAGATCTTACGTTTGGAGGCGGGGCGTTTTCGATACCGTCCTCAGGAAAATACATCACATCAATCAAAGTGATGCCAAAGCTGGATGAATCGCTTGGCCAAGGGGCTGTGCAGGTTGGAACCCAAGGGGGGATCTTTTCTGTTTTGGCCCCGTTCGATTATTACAACCCGCCAGACACCGGGAACCCATTGCTTCCCGAAATTATGATTGGACCGGGTCCGCTGGCTCAAAACTCAACCGTTTTGGTCAACAGCGACACGTTTTTCAGAACCTTCGACAATTATTCGCGACTGATACTTGCCCGCCGGAATTTTACCGAAACCGGAAACGGAGGCATCAGCGACGAGGTTGACGACAGGATTCTTGTCAACGATGACGAGCAGCTTCTCCCATACGGAACCGCAGTCACATTTGACAATCGGTGGATCGGAAGCGCAAATCCGCAGCCATGCACCGCAGGCGTTTTGCACGGTGGGGCAGTCGTCGTGAACTTGGATCCCGTCAGCGGGATGCGAGACAAGCTCCCTCCGGTTTACGACGGTTTGTGGACTGGCATCAACGTCCTTCAATATGTTTCAGGTCAGTTCAACAACGAGGAGCGTTTGTTTGCGTTTTCTTACAATGTAGACCTTCTCAAGATGGAGTTTTACGAGCTTCTTCCATCAGGTCAGGACAACAGGTTTGACAACGGGTATGTTCCCATCACATGGGGGTTTGAGACTTCGGCGTTGTTTAATGCGGACATAAAAGAGGAGAACCAGCTGATAAAGCTGGCAAACGGTCAAATCACGCTAGACAACGTGATAGGAAAGGTGCGAGTCCAAAGCTGGTATCGCTTCGACAATGGATGCTGGATCCCTTGGAGCGATTTCAGCAAGTGCGCCAGCTCTTCTGGGAGCCCGCAAACATTTCCAAAACTTTCTCTTGGAGAACCTTCGTCTTCTGACTGCAACGGATCGACTGGAAAGGACTCAAAAACTGGATACCTTCTTCAGGTAAAATTTCAGATCACAGGAAGCTGCCGCTTTGTGAGCGGACGGTTCAAGGCTGTTTCCGTTTCAGAGCCGGACTTTGGCCCAGCATCATGCGAAACAGATGGCGGCAAATGCATTTCCGTAACCTGTCCGGATGTGCCCCAAGATCTGACAACTTACGGTCTTCAGACGAACGCCCAGTACAACGAGTCTCCGATCACCGTCACGGTGCCGTGCCCAACTGGCTGGAGGTGCCCAACAAACCTGACTGTCACCTATCCTCCGGGAACCTTTGTAAGTCCAAACGGAAACTTTGCAGCACAGGGATGCCAGTCTTTGATAGTTGCAGACTCTCTTGCCCAATTGTTTGCGGAGCTGGCGCAGCAGCAGGCAGCTTGCGCCGCTGTTGAAAATCCCCCAGAAGGCTGGCAGCCGCCGCAAAATCCGCCTTGGGTGGTCCCCGTTGTTGGAATTTCTCTTGGACAACTGTCGCAGACGACATCTTGCGTGGACGCAGAGTACACAGCCACGGCGGAAGCCAAGACTCAAAACGGACCTGTTGAGTTTCAGGTTCTAAGCGGCTCCCTCCCAACCGGGCTGCAAATGACCCAAGACGGAAACATCGCGACAATTTCCGGAACGGCAACAGCGTCCGGGTATTATCAGTTTGCGCTGATGGCAACCGATACGGCTGGAAATGTTGCGGTAAAGATCTATGGCGTGACCGTTGCTGGAATAGCGGAGGACACGTTGTCATCCGGATCCGTTGGGGCTGCGTACTCACAGCAGCTCACCATTGATGGACCGACAACTGGAGCAGAAGTCTGGCAGATTTCGTCAGGGTCATTGCCTCCGGGCCTGTCCCTCAACAGCAGCACCGGGGAAATTTTCGGAACGCCAACCACGGAAGGCGAGTACCAATTCGTCATCTGTTTCTCAAACTCGTTATGATCTGCTGCAAGGAAATGAGCATACAAGTAAGCTCGCCTCCTCCATACGACTGCGGATCGACGCCGACTGATTTTTCATCTGCGGTGTGGACTGAGATTTTTGTATCGAATCCTCCGCCCTGCGTTACCCATTCTTTCTCTGGAGCGTCTGGAACATTTTTTATACGCAACCAACAGTTCGCGCTTCCGTGCGGAGGCGGAACCTCAAGCCAAAAGTCATTGCAGGTTGGCTGCCAGATTTGCAACCCAACAGCATCGACTAAAAATTTCCAAGTCACTGTCAATTGGGACGCCGCTGGATCGGCATCAGGATCGCCGAATCAATGCCAGTTCAATTTGTTTGTTGGAGGAGTGTTGGTCGATTCGCTTACACCAAGCATATTTACTGGTCCGTTCAATTTCACACTCAATGGCTCCATTCCCGGAGAATCATCTGCTTCTGTCGAGCTTCAGATAATTCTTCGGACTAACAACATGTCTCCAACCGTGGACGCATACAGCAACCCGGCGATAACTTTTGCATTCGTATGAACTGCTGCAAAGGTTTCACGATTTCGGTTTTGCAGCCCAGCTTGGTATGCAGCAGCGGGCTTGGTCCGGTTCCAAATTTTTACGGCGGCAACCCGGTTGCGCCACAGCCAGATCCGCTTTTTTTCCAACAGCTTTCGCTGGTTGAAACTTTCCTTTCCGGCAGCGTCTACGACGATGCCACAACGGAGCCTGTATGGAATGGACAGTGTCCGCTTTACAATGTTTGGAACAGCATTAGGCCAGTCCGGTATTTTGGAGACTGGAACAACGACGAGAATTATTACAGCGTTGGCGGGAAGCTGGTCTCATTGTACGCATACATGTACTACACAACTCCTTTTGACTCAAATTTCGCACCCACTTGGTGGTTCGCTGCTGATTGCTTTTTGTCTGGAAATCCGGTGAACCTTTTTGCCCAATACAAAGATGTCGGGGATACGATGGTTGGCACTTATTCCAATTATGGAGGCTCGCCGGGTTGGCCGTCATCCTTAATCACAAGCCCCATGACGCTATGCAAGAATGCTTAAAATTTCTGGCGCGTTAAGCAAAGCTGAACTACATATTCATAAACGATGAGCCTTCAATATCAACTTTCTGATGCCCGAGCCGACTTGGGGTTGCGTGAAGTCTCAACGGTTTGCCACGATTCCGACAAGTTCCGCTACCAGATCGACACCGTAATACGCCAGTTGATGAAGCGTGGTGCTTGGTTTGGGACTGAGGTTTACGCCAAATTTTGTGTCTATGGAAGCCACATCACATTTCCGCGTTATGTTGGAACGGTGATTGGGGCTGCAACATGTCAGGGTCAGTCGAGAATCACAAACAATTGGTATTCGATTGTTGGCCCTCGCTCTTGCTGCTCATTGTTCAATCCTTCAGTAAATCTTGTCGATGACGGAATGTCCCCGGTTTACAACGAGGTCACAGGGGCTGAAGGAAAGCAAATTGCATATCACGTTGAGAAGAGTGGAGACGTCGGAAAGAAAGTTAAGATTTACGGGTTCTCTTACGGCAACGAGCCTTTGCGCGAAAAGAATTCAGATGGTGTCTGGGAAGATGGGGTAACAGTCACGGCAGGTTATGCTGGTGGCAATACTCCCCCTCAAATGACAACTCAGCTTGTCACCAAGATCACTCACATTGTCAGGCAGCCCACCCAAGGCAGAGCTTGGCTCTACGAATACGGCCCCGATGCAAACAACGACATCGCTTTAAACTATCTTGCGATGTATGAGCCAAACGAGACTAATCCGATGTATCGCCGGATGAAGGTTCAGAACTACGCTGGCATACCCGGAGTCGAGGACGATTACGGCAGGATCAGAAAGCAGATCGACGTCATGGTGAAGCTTGAGCACATCAAGCTGGTCAATGATTATGATTTCCTCCTCATCGACGACTTTGATGCTCTCCGCTACGGAATTCAGGCGTTGAGGGCGGATGAAGCTGGGAACGCAGGAGACGCCGAAGTGTTCTGGAACAAGGCTGTTCGCGAATTGAATTTTCTGGATCGGGTAAAAACCCCTCCGGAACAAATTGCGGTAAAAGTACGAACCGGAGGATTTGTGGCAAGCTTGAGGTAATTTATGGCAATATCACGTTACATCGCAGATGCAGTTCCGGGATCTAGGCAGAGCCTTCCGGGTTTTAGATCCGGTGCCGCTCCCGCGCCAACACCGCAATTTAACAGCGGCATTATAAACTCTGCCGTTCCGGGCGGGAGTCAATTAAGCCAGTCAGCATCAAATATCGTTGGCAATTTGCTGTCGGGTTTGCCGGGAACATCTTTAGCCCGCAAGTCGAATGCATATTTTGGCACAGCTTCAGGAATGCCATCGTCTGATTTTGTCCGCAATCGCGGATTTGATCTCTACAACCAGCAGGGGGAAGAGCGACAGCAGCGCGGCATTCAGGATCTTTTGGCGATGTTATCCGGGTTTTCGCAGCCAATTCTTCAAGAGCGAGGACAGGCTATTCAGTCCTCTCAATTTGGCCAAAACCTCGCTGAACAGCAGCGTCAATTTGATTTGGACTATTACTTGAAACAAAAAAATTTGAGAGACAAAAATTTTAAAGGAGCCCAATTTGCTCCGGCTTATGGCGGAACCTTTACTGGAGGAAATGTTCCAGTTACAACCCGAATCGTGTAGGAGGAAATATGGCACTTCCAGTTCCACTCATAATCAACAAAGGCGTGGTAGAGTCAGCCCCGCCTCGCCCTAAAGCGTTGCAAAGTCTTCCCGGAGCAATTACGGAGCAGCAATATGCTGAAGAGCAGGCGCGACGAGCGCGGTATCAAGACGAGCTTGATTCCGCCGAGCGTCTTCGGATGCTTCAAGCAGAGCAGCGGTATTTGGATGCAGGATTGCGCCCCCCAAGCTTTGTCTCTGAATTTGCCCCACCATCTTCAGCGTCGATCAACGCTTTGCGCCCTCGTTTTCAGAACGTGAGAGGAGATCTGTACGATGTGACAAGCGGGGTTCCAAAACTTGTCGTCGATACCCCGGATGATCCAAAAACAAGACAGCCTATTTTCTCCATTGCGGAGCGCGATCAGATTCCGCTTCCAGAAAACTATGTGTGGGCTTGGGGTCCATCTGGTTGGGTTCAGCAGCCAGCGCGACGTATCAGTTTTGACGAGGCTGTTGCCGAAAGAATAAGGGCGCAAAATCCTCAACTAATCCCGAGTTCGGCACCGTCTGGCATTCGATCATTTGCAACTGAAGAAGAAGCTGAGAAGGCTGGCCTGAAAAAAGGGGAAAGAGTTGTCATCGGCGGAGTGCCGGGAACATGGAGCGAATAAATGCCATTTGTACCAGACAAGCCAAAGTCTCGATTTGTTCCGGATGCGAAACCGTCAAAATTTGTCCCGGACGAAAAGGTTCAGCTTAAAGACATCTCGTCGCTTTCAAGACCATCAACTATTGAAGGTCCGGCACCAGTTCAATTATCCGGAAGACCATTCAGCTCAGGTTTGGGCGTTGCCGGAGATGTGATCCCAAATGTTGTTGAGGGATTAAAGAGTCCAAGGCAAACGGCTCACGCTGGATTTGCTGCCGCAATGGTTCCGGGAACGATTGCCTACAATCTTGCCAGTGAGGGCATTTCAAGAATTCCGTCATACGAAGTAACCGATGACGGAGAGGTGATTAAAACATATCCCGGAAAAGAATACTCTGGAAATCTGAAGCAGACCATTCCTCAATTTGTCGCTTCAATTGAAGGTCGCCCATATCAGACCCCGACTCAGAAATTTATTTCTTCAGCGGCACCCTACTCGCGCAAGCTTGCAGTTGCCGCCAACCTTGGAAAAGCTGCACCTGAACTTGCCGCTGGAGCGTTTCTTAACCCGACTGGAATCGCTGGACGATTGCTGGCATTGGGATTTTCAGCGGACATGGTTGCAAGCTCTGGTCCGATGTTTAAGGAGTATGCGGAAGAGTTCTACAAGCCGGAGTCCGAACAGGACAAAGGCAAGATGGCCGAACTTGAGGCGCAGATCATCACCACTGCTGGCTTTGCCCCGCTCGCGGCAAAGCATGGCGTAAGCGACATCCCGATCACCAAGGGGGACAGAAGCAGGCTAATGGTAAGGGAAATAGCGAAGAGCTTGGGTGGAGAACCAGCAATGTGGGAGCGTTCTGTCCCGGAGATTCCCGGCCAGCCAAAACGGCAGCTTGGAATTCCTCCGGTCACGGCAGAACCGTTTTTGCAGCCGGGAGTTCCAGAGCTGGCATCGGCAGCACTTCGCGAGAGAACGCAACTTGTTCCACCGGAGGTTGGCCAATCAAGGCCAGCATTGCAGGCTTTAAGGACGGCAGTTCTTGGAATTCGCCCGGTAACACAAGAGCCCGTCAGGTTGAAAACTGATGTTGGTGGAGGAAGGGTTTCATTTGCTGCTGAGGCTGAGGCTTCCGGAATCCCCAACGCTCGCCAGTCTGTCATCAAGCAGTTGCCGGAAAGCCCAATTGTTCAACCTGAGCCAAAAGTTACCGCTCCCGAAATTCAAACTGTTGGGCCAGACCCGACGAAGCTTAGAACGTCTGCCGAAATTTTGAGGGACAATCTGGACAAGCGTGATCGAAAAGCTGTTGCAGAGGAAGTCACTAGGATCTTAAGCGAGCAGCCATCCACAACGAAGGCATCGTTGATCGACGAGATCACTGGAGTAAGCAAGAAGAAGACTCCGTTGGACGCAGCGCAAAAGACCATCTTCGATCAGGAGTGGGATGCGGCACTTGAGCGTCTTGGCGCAAAGCCCAAGCCTCCCGGCGAACCTCCAGCTGCGCCACCAGCAGAGCCTCCTACTCCTCCGGCTCCACCAGTTAAACCGAAGACTCCATCAGGTCCAGCTCAAGCAGCACCAGAGGCACTTTCTGATGCACCGAAAACCCAAGAACCCCCCGCTCCAGCACCAGAGGCATCGGTTCAGCCCAAAACTGCAAAAGACCTGATCGATTCCAAGCCTTCGGATCTTGTCTCCAATTTTGCCACTGAAAATGCGATTGAGGTTGGCAAGGCATCAAAGTCCCCGGAGGACATCGCTGCATTGCGTGACGCTGAAGCCAAGGCTCGCGCAGCAGATGACAAGATGAAGAAGGCTGGCATCACTGAGGAAAATATCGATCAGTGGATGGAGCAGACTCACAAGACGCAGATGCTTTCCAAAGCATTGGATGAAGCTCTTGGGCTCACCGGAAGGAAAACCACAGCAGGCAGTGCTGAGGAATTTGCAAAGCTGCGTGAGGAAGCTTTGAAAAAGGCTACGGAGCAAAAGCCATCCGACACCGCACCGACACTGCCCGCCGGACGCGCTGGGAGTGGGTCTTTAACTTGGGTCTCGCCGCGCCACGCTGGTGCCCAGTTGGGTATGGGGATGTACTCCGAAACCGCCGCCAGCCCGGAAGGAAGTTACCGAGTCCGCGAAGTAATTGGGCAAAAGGCTGGCAAATACACGGTCAACTTCATCGGCAAGGATGGGACGCCAAGACACGTTGGTATCTTCAAAACGAAGGCGCAGGCCAAGGCGGCGGCGGATGCCGACATCCAATCTCCCCCTAGTGTAGAGCCTGCGACAGCCAAGATTGAGCAGCATGTCGAAGCCGTTGCGGCTGGCGACAAGACCGCCAATCCGGACCCTGCGCTGGACAATCGCACCGGACCTCGCGCTGCCAAGGAAATCAAATCCGAACTGGTGACGAGGTTGGAGGAAGCTGAAGCGACTGCCAGATCTGAGAAAGACTTCACGCAACAGCAAATTGCTTGGATGAAAGACGCTAGGTCCACGTTTTGGAACGTATCCGATCCGGCAGCTAAAAAATTGCAAGAGTCTGGAGTTAAGAAACTCACCATACAAATTCCCGGTGACGGAACATTTACAGTTTGGAACACAAAAGAAGCCATACAGGCAGTTCTGGAAAAGGCTCGAAAGCTTCAAACCACGACCAAGAAAGAGCAGCCGTCTGCTTTTACAAAAACAAGACCCACAGGAAACATACCCCCTGATGTTTGGGTCAACTCTAGCGAGCCAACCCACAACGTCACAACTGTGGCAATTGTTTCAAAAGAAGGGAAAAGTGTACAAGAGCTGACCTCGACAAAAGGAAAGCCGATTACAATATTCGGATGGGAAGGGGTTGAATTTTTTCTGACCAGTGACGGAACTTCTTTTACAATCACTGAGCCACGCACAGGTCTAAGCGTTGGGCGCGGGGATACAATATCCAAGGCGAAGGAGGCTGCAATCGAACGACTGGGTGAAGTTGGAAAGGAGAAATTAGAAAAAGCAGTTGCGGATAATCTGGCAAGCAACCCGGCCATCCCTAAGCCTTCAGAAATTTCCAAGCCCGGAGAAAAGCCGACTCCAAAACCATCCGATACCGCAGCAAAGTCTCAAGCAGACAGGATTGCAAAAACGGAACGACTGAAACAGATAAAGTCCGAGGCAGCACCATTGGCAAAAAAGGGATCATTAACAAAGGCTGAAGCTGAAAAATACACAGCCTTAATGAAAGAGGATAACGATATTCGCTACTGGCTTGCAAAGCCCCTTGATCCAGCAAAGGTCAAATCCGAATCTGAGCGGAAAAGCACGATCCCGTTTTCAATAGTTGATTTAGCGCAAAAGGACTTGCTTGCAAACAAGGACGTTTACGACGCAATAACTGAAGCTGCGAGCGGAGTTTTTCACAACGCAGACACACCAGTTGATGTCATCGTTAATGGAGGAAGCAGCAAAGTTTCACCGCAACAGTTTTACAATGCGTTTGAAACAACTAGGGATTCTTTGAGGGCTAAATTTGGAAACGAGATGACTCTTTTTAGGGCAGAAGGAAGCCAAAAACCGAAAGCTACTCAAAATTGGGCAACGACAATGGAGTATGCCAGACAGTTTGGTGAAAATGTTGTCGAAAAGAAAGTCCCAGTTGATGACATATTGGCAGTCAATGTTGGTGTAAATGGGAACTATCACGAAATCATAGTAGGAAAGAAGCCATCCGATATCGTAAAGGAAATCGCCGACAAGGTTCGCAAGCTGAAATCCGGGGTCGTTCCAAGGCGCGGCGACATGGGAACTTTTAACGTCATCCCAAAAGTCTGGGATGCCGCAATTGAAGTTGCCGCCAAGATCATTGAAAAAGGAGGAAGCGTAGCTGACGCAATCAACGCAGCCCTGAAGCACATTCGCGACAACAACGAAGGTAAATCATTTCTGGAG